ACAACAGCTAATATCATTTATAACCTTGCTCATCTTGGAATCTCAATAAAGGATACAGAGTACTTCGATATTGATGTATATGCAATGCTTATTGAACTCGAGGTCAAAACACTATCCAATGAGCCACAAACAAAAAGAGCTACTCAAAAGGATATTGATTTATTTTTGCTTTAAATAAGAATAATGTTATAATTAGTAATACAATTGAGCAGTGGAGGAATTTTATGATAACAATAATAAGATCTGATGAAGTTGCAGAAGCTAGAGATTATTTAGCAGAAATTTTTGTTGATGGATTTTATGTATGGCTTAAATATTTTTCTAAGGATAAAGATAAGCTTATTAATGCTTTTAAACATGCGTTTATTTTAAATTATTTTTACATAGCTTTCATAGACAATGAATATGCTGGGATGATAGCTGTGTCCGATGGCCAAACAGACATTTTAAAACTAGATAAAAAAGAACTTTCAAAAAAATTAGGATTCATTATAGGGAGAATAGCATATCATGTTTTAAAGAAGGAGTTTGGAGGTAAGAAGAAAACAGTTAAACCAGTTATGCCAGAGATTTCTTTTGTTTCAGTTCTTGAAAGACATCAAAGAAAAGGAATAGCAGAAAAGATGATAAATGATGTTATCAAAATCACGCCATATTCAAGCTACGTATTAGAAGTTGCGGACTCAAATGATAAAGCAATTAAATTGTATGAAAAAACAGGATTCACTCATTATTCAAAATATCCTGTAAAAAATAGTAAACAGGCCGGATTTGATTACTATTTATATATGGTTTACAACAAATAAATTTTACATAAATTTTAACTGAAGGCACCTTAGGTGTCTTTTTTATTGCAAGAAAGAAGGTGAGTAATAATGGCAGAGACAATTAAAGGCATTAATATTAAGTTAAGTCTTGATGGCAAGGATCTTGATAATGAACTTAAAGAGATAAATAAAGAGCTCAAAGAACAGCAAAAAGACCTCCGTGCCATTAATACAAACCTAAAGTACGATAGCTCAAACGTTGAGCTTTGGCGTAAGAAGCAAACCCAATTGAATGAGATGCTTGAAACCACTAAAAAACGCTTAGATACGCAAAATAAAGCGTTAGAAAAGGCTAAACAAGGCCTCAAACTTGGTACTACTTCAGATGCTGAATTTAGAAAAGTTCAACGCAATGTTTCATATAGTGAATCTGAAGTAAAAAGACTCAATAACGAATTAGATAAAACAAAATCAAAGATTAAAGATTTAGGTAATGCTAAGTTTGATAACATCGCAAAGGTTGGTGGTACATTAACCAAGAGTCTCACGGTTCCAATTTTAGGAGCTGTGACTGCTTTAGGTGCACTTGCTAAAAAAGGTGCTGATACTGCAGATGCATTAAATGATACAGCTCAAAAAATAGGTATGTCTATTGAAGCTCTACAAGAGTGGAATCACGTAGCAACTATCGCTGGTACTGAGACAGGTAGTTTGGAGCGTGCCTTTGTTAAGGTGAATTCAATTCTAGCTGATATTGCCTTAGGTGATGTTAAGAATATCGCAGGTCCGCTTCATGCACTTGGTATTTCGATGGAAGACTTAGAAGGTAAAGACACGAGTGAAGCTTTCGAGATTATGAGAGATGCTTTATCCAAAGTAGAGGATCAATCTTTAAAGACTGCACTTGCTAATCATTTGTTTGGTGATAAGTTAGGTTCTGAGCTGCTTCCAATGCTTAATATGGAATCAGAAGCTATCAACGAGTTAAGAGAACAAGCAAGAGCACTTGGTATCATTACGAGTGAACAAGCTGAAACAACTGGTGCATTTAATGATTCGCTGGATAAATTAAAACAATCAACAACAGCACTCACAGTCGAACTAGCGGTAGCACTTGTTCCAGCTATGCAAAATGTTGTTGAAGCGATCACGAATAAACTCATACCTGCAGTAAGTAATATGATTTCATGGTGGACAAATCTTAGTAGTGGTACACAACAGCTGATAGGCTTCTTAGTTGGACTTGCAGCTGCCGTTGGACCCGTGTTAACTATCATCGGTAAAGTTGGCCCGATATTAAAGATAGTAGCTGTTGCTTTAAAAGGTGTCGGTGCAGCTGGTGCTATCGCTGGTATTGGTATTAATGCTGCAACCTTAGGTATTGGTGCTTTGATTGCCATTGTAGTTATGGCTTTGATGCGAAGTGAAAAGTTCAAAGAACTATTAGAAAAACTCATGGAGACTTTTATGAGACTCCTAGAACCTATCATGAAGATAGTTGAAGTTTTAATGGATGCATTAATGCCTATCGTTGAGATAGTTATCAATATATTTACAAGACTTATTGACATATTAGTGCCGATCATCGATATGATCTTAGCGCCAATGATTAAACAACTCGAATTTCTAGGTGATATTTTTGAGATGATTTCACCGCTCATAGAAATTGTTGGTAATGTTTTACAAGCAATCTTAGTTCCTGCATTTAAAGCATTAGAATTCATATTGAATCCGATTTTAAAGATACTAGAAACGATTATTGGATTCTTTACAAAGATATTTGATTTTGCAGGTAGTGTTGGTGATGTTGTTGGTGGTGTTTTAGGTGGCATCGGTGATACGATTGGAAATGTTGTCGGGGGTATCGGTAATTTTATCGGAGATGTAGCAGGAAAAGTTGGTGATTTCGTTGGCGGTGTAGCAGATAAAGTCACAGGTATTGCTTCAAATGTGGTTGATACGGTATCAAACTTTGCAGGTGGTGCAGTAAAAGGTGTAACAGATGTCGCAAATAATATCGTCGATGGGGTTTCTAACTTTGCTAATAACACCAAAGAAAAGGTTGGTGGTATATTCGGTAAGGTTGGCGGTTGGTTTAGTGATACATTTAATCTCAAAAAGACTTCAAATACAAGTAATCAAACATCCAATAAGAGCACAACCAATAATGCAATCACCATCAATACATCATCATCCACTTTTGATATTGATTCAATCAATAGAGCGTTAGGTGGTAAGTTTATATGACAAGAAGATTTTACTTAGAGAATGAACATGGCCAACAATTCCATTTTAAGTATCACAGTGGTGTCTTACTATCGAATGTTTTAGGATTAGGTTTTCAACTTAATATGACGTATTTGAAATATGGACATATCCATAAGACAGTCAAAAGAGAAACGCCTTTAACAGAAATAAGTGGACTGCTCAATTTTATGGATGGGTATCAAGGGTATCAACGATTTATCGACTACTTAAATCAAGGTCGAGACAATTTAAAACTATACTATGTTTCCAATGACATAAAGTATGTTCACGTTGACGTGGTTGCATTAAGTAAAGCAGAGATAAAAGCTGGATTACTAAGCTGTGAAATCACGTTGAACAAAAAGAGTTATTGGATTAAAGAAAGACAAATCATCATTGATATAACTGAAGTTCTTGATGGTAAGGTTTATCCTTATCCATATGCTTACACGTATCAAATTACACAAGAAGGACGAACGACAATTGATGTCGGTGGTTCATTTAACGCAAATGTTATTATTGAGATGGAAGGGTCAGTTGATCATCCTGAAATTAATGTGATCCAAAATGGGATATTGGTCTCAAGTCTAAGACTGAACTTAGTCGAAGAAGATATCAAAATACAAATATCTTCAGTAGCTGACAATAAATATTTGAAAATGATTAAGGGTGACATTGAAACAGATATCTACGCATACCAGGACTTTGAAAAAGATAATTTTATCGAGTTAAAACCAGGTAGGAATACATTAGAGCTTAAATCTGGTGTAATGGCAGATACGTTATGTAAAGTACATATCTTTGAATATCATCTGGGGTGATTACTATGGACTTGATTATATTAGATCACTTGAATTTCACATATAAAGATCATGCTTATATAGGTGATGAGTTTGAAATTATACATGACATTGTCATTACACAAAAATCCCATTTCAAGATTAACAAAAGCAAACTGAATGTTTCAGTTGGCGATTATGTCTATGTGAAAGAAGATAATGGCTACTTTGGTATTGTAGAAAATATTGAAGATGAAAAAACGCATCTTGTTATTGCCAGTGTTGATTTTAAAGAGCTATTTAAAGTTGAAGTGTTAGTCGAAAGTTTCAACGGTAATGTGGCAACATATATAGAAGAAATCATTAGAAAAACATATCTTCAAAACAGTGATACCAAACAAAACTTAAACTACCTAAGCATCAGTGTGGAAACATCGAAGCTGGGTAGTTTTGTTTTTGATGCGGATAAAGTCATGACAATTTATGAACTTTTGGAACTGGCTAACCGGATGTATGGCGTTTATATCAAACATGAAGTGGTATTTAACGCTGGTAGCTTTAGCGGTATTTTAATCAGAATTGTTAATGTGACAAGAGGCTTAAAGATAAAAGCAGATAGCCTTATATTAGAAGATTTAATCATCAATGATTCAAGTAAAGAAAGCACAAACAAAGCGATATATTATCCAAAAACGAGTAACTTATTCTTTAAGGATACAGTTATTTATTATCTGTTAACAGATGGCACTATAACCAAAGACAATACAAGTAATCTAAGGTATCCAAAAGTGATATCAAAAGTTGAAACTTATTCAGATAATGATTACTTAGATTTAGATACAAAAGTTCGTTCAGTTCTGAGTGTCGATAAAACAGATCATCAAATCAGTTTTATGATCCAAAAAAAGAATCACTCTTTAGATGTTTTAAGAACATTAGATATTGGTGATTTTGTTGAGTTTATTCATAAGGGCAAACGCTATGATTCATTGGTTACTGGCATTAAGTATGTGAACACTTTTGAAGTAGCAACCATCACACTGGGTGAGTATCGTTTAAAGCTCACTGAGAAGATTCAAATTTTAAGTAAGAACGTCAATAGTAAGGTAGGAAATGTCACTGTAAACAATAGTGGTTATTCTGATTTAGATGGAGGAGAGTTTTAATGGGTGTACAAAAAATAACCTTTGATGGTTCAAGCGTCACATCAAAACAAGATGCAGACTTAAATGACTTTATATTTTCAGTTGGAACAGGAGTGCTCTTAGGTAGTAGGAATAGTGTGTTTTATACACTTGCTAATAACACCATTACATTTGAAGATGGGTATGTCATGGTTCAAGGTAGGTTAATCTATATTGAAAATAATACCCAAGTCATCGTTACACCAAATGCAAACCGACTTGGATATGTCGTTTTAAATGTCGATTTAACAAGTAATGAGGTATCAATCTATACCAAAGAACAAGCATCTACCTATCCTAACTTAGTTCAAAATGATTTAAGTAGTGGTCAAGGTCAGTATGAGTTTGCACTATGTGCCTATTCAAAAACAACCACTTCAGTAACACTTAATAACCAGTTTAATAGACAAACTTTGCTAAATGCTGATAGCTTAGTCTATAATTTAGAACAAAAAATCAGAAATCAAACATCACCAATCATCATTAATCCGACATATATTTCTCAAGGTGTTTATCGAATAAGTAATTATTATTCAAACGACTTAATGAGAGCATTCATCATGATTGTTTTAAGCAATGGAGCAATTGTAAACCTACCAGGACCATTGATTTTTGAAATCATTGGATCGAGTACTTCGGTAGCATACACATACAATGGTATTACATATTCGATGTTTGTTTCATATCAAAATGGCAATACAACTTTTACATGTGGCTCAACGACCCACACAATCAATCGAGTCATCATATATCGTTTCTAAGGAGGAAATAGAAAATGGCAGTTATACAAATTAAAAGAAGAACGTCTGCTGGCACAGGACCTATTGTGGGAACAGCAGGTACGATTAAAGCTGGTGAACCTTTAATCGATTTAAATGGGACGAATCTCTATATATCAAAAGCTGATAAAACTGGTTCAAGTGCAAATCCATTAACGAGTAATGACTATATTGAGTTTGCAAGTAAAGCAAATGCTGAAGCTACAATGGATTCAAAGATTACCGCACTCGGACTTGGAACAGCATCTAAAAAGAATACTGGTACAACCAATGGTACTGTGCCTCTTATTGGTGCAGATGGAAAACTTCCAACATCAATTATTCCAGCTGTAAGCCCTGTAACAAGTGTTAACTCTAAAACA